ATAGCAAACAACAACATCAATACTAGATGCAGATAATCCAGTAGGCACCCATAAAACACCCCTTACTGGATAACTAGTGCCACTAATTGTATATGACTGCGTGGAGCTAATAGTAATATCTTGTCCTGATATATTAGCTGATATATCAGGATTTTTTCTTTGCCACTGAATAGTAATTGGGAATCCGTTTGTTTGAGAAGTGCCTTCCAGGGGCGTTTCAGCAGGAGATTCTAATAAAGAAACAAGAAATGTAGCATTTTGCACTGCTTCTATATAAGCATCTCTGTCGGGAATATCTCCATATATGTCTTCGACAACAGAAAGACTGGAAACAACATGTTGATCAACAACAACAGATTGCTCAATAATTACAGTAGCGATGTCAGTATAAACTGAAGTTTCTCCAGAAGTGCCTTCTATCTGACAATAAAATTTTAATCCATGACCATTAACATCAGACCCCACCCAATTTACCTCGGTCAAATTTAAAGTCTTTTGTTGTGCTCCTATTGCAGTAAATTTTTGATCAACTCGACCATCATTGAATGGAGAAAAACTTATAGGACCTATGATATTTGGGTCTGTAATTGCATAATACCATTGATAACTCAAATTACTAAAAGATCCTGCAGAACTAGTCGCATCTACAGATAATCTTAATTTACCAGTAGTAGTTGGTTGCGATGGTAAATATTTAAAACAAGTTGTTATGTCAGATCCAGTTCCTGGTTGTTTTGTTATTGTTATTGAAGATGATATTAAAACAACCGCTGATGAAGAAGTGCTAGGTGAAGTTGCTAAACTACTAGTAGCAATTACTCTATACCTTCTTTGATTATATTCAGTTGTAACACTACTTTTTATAAATGTCGATGCTTTTACAAACGCTCCAGTTGTACCTGCTGGTATCACGGATTCCGTTAGACTACTATATTGACTAGCAGGAACGTTAGACCAAGTTATACCACCATTATCGCTAAATTGCCATTGTAATGATATTGTGCTGACGTTAGTTTGAGTTGCTGAGTTTGATGGAGTTAAAGAACACTCTACCACCATAGAAAGATTACTCCCCGCGTTAACACTATAAGAAGGTTCTAATGGAGTAACAAAAACTAATGATACAGCGGTAGTTACTGTTACAACCGCGCCATTGGCATCTGGACCATATTCAGTATAACTACTTAAACCGCCAGTGCCAATAGTGTAAACTTTTACTCTGTAATAATCTCCATTATATGCTAACGTTAAAGCTGGAGTCGTATAATTAGTATAAATTTCTCCAGGAAGATCTTGCCAGATTATACCATCATCAGATTTTTGCCATTGATAATTTAAACTTTGTCCTAAACTAGAAGATGCATTTACAAAAAAAGTTATTACTCCATTTTCGGGAGAGACAGCAGAGGTAGGCGTAAAACTATTGATTGAAATAGACATTTTTTAATATTTAATTAGATATTCACATAATATAAACATAGGAGATATCGCGTCTATTTTTGTTGTGCTGCCAGTATTTAATTTAACTGTAGTTGAAAGAGAAGCAGACGGGATATTTATTGCTGCCATACTACCAGATTTACTTTGACTACTAATTTTTATTCCAGCATTTCCATGCCTATGTGTGGTGCCTGCGAGGACGCCGATTTCTTCTGCTGAATTGCCAACAGGGATTAATGTAACTGGTCCACATTGAGATCCAAAACTGGCACTCCTGTAACAAGCTCCCCAATAACGAGAATTATATTTCCACCCGCCAGTGTTACAGTCACCTTGTGCTGCATTGCTTAATTGTGCCATAGTAGCAAAGTGACCGTGTGGTAATATTTGACCTTCATCAACAGTTACTGAGTTAGTTGTTGAAGGTCCTGTAGCGGTCCACTGACCAGACATAGTTAAATTATGAGATGGAAGATTAAAGTTTCCACTATATGTGAAAAGTATCTCGTCATCAGTTGCACTTAAAACAACGGTTATCCCTGCTTTAGTAACTATAGCGGAAGTTGAAGTAGCTTGAGGGACTGTTAAATTACTATATGTTCCTGAGTTAGTACCCGCACTGATATACTTAGATCCCAAATCTGGTAATTGAAAAGTGCCGCCTGTTCCGTCATCATCAGCTTCTTGTAATGTAGTGCCTTCCTTTCTGTAGAGGCATTGTGCCCCAACACCAAGAATTGCTGCTAATTGTGGAAATTGATCGGCAGATAAAATTTGCCCCCTACATCTTAAAAATCCAGCTGGAATATTTTCACTATATTGAGGATCTGAAGCACTATTTGTTGATAAATCCCTAAAAAAAGGAAAAATTGACCCCGTAGGTCCTCCATATTTTCCTTTCTGAAAAGAATAAGTGGTTGCCATGTTAATATGCTCTGATGATGAAAATCATACTTAAATTAGCAGTTGCCGTACTGATATTTATAGTTGCCACATCAGGAGGTGCGGCGTTAATTGTAATTGAATTTGAATTGACATCATAAAAAGTATAATCAGAAACAACTGTTACGTTACATTTAAATTTTGTGTCTGGAGAATTATGCGTATGTGCAGACAAATCAGACCAACTTCTACCGTCGGCAGATAAACTAGAAGCAAGATTGTAAACCCCGCCGCCTTGCACAGCATACATATCCCCACCAGTATAACCATTGCCATTATCAGTCATTCCACTAGCGTTAGATTTGGGGTCAGACCCGCCTTTACAAATAGTTTTATCTGCCTTAGAAGGAACATTTCTATTTCCTAAAGTATTTGATGCCACACCGCCTTTACTATTAAAAGTACAGGTGCTGTTTCTCCCGCCTGAATTGGCTGAGCATTCTCTGCCGCCAGATCGAAAGGAATTACCATCTGTATCTCCCTCAAAACTTGTTGTGTGATTATGATATTTTTGATGTCTATCACTCAATTTTCTACCATTGATAGAATAACTAGTAGCAAATGTTCCAGCAGTAAATTCAATTTCTTTAACACTGGCAACTAATTTTGGTTTATTAGTAGGATTAATAAATGATGCAATAACATCTATAGTAGAACTTCCATCAGTAGAATTTGACACATTTATATTTTCACCAATATTAGTCCAATATGGATCGCTACTTTTTGCCGTGGTTGATGGTTTTGATGGTGTATAAGCAGATAAAGAAGAGTAATGTCCTGGATATATATCCATTACTCCCCTATCCTCAGTTATTTCTGGTATTTTAAATGTAGATCCAGCTGTGCCGCCATAAACGTTACCTATTATCTTATACAATAACGGATATTTTGTAATTTGTATTACTGCACCATTACAAAAATCCCACCCCAAAGGAATAGTATCTGGCGCTCCAGACCAAGGAACTATCGTTCCTATTGGGAGACCTTGCATATGTCGTAATTTATTATATGTAATTGACACATTAAACCTCCGTTAACCACCAACCTCTATTGTCAGAAGGAATTGCTGTAACTCCATCCGAATCATATTCTCCAACAAATAATAGACCAAAGGCAGCATTTGGTGTATTTACTAATAATTGACCAAATCCACCATCTTGATTTCCTTGTATTGCAACTCCAGCTGGAGCATTAACAATAAGAGTAACATTAAATCTCAAAGCTCCACCAAAATCAATAAATCTAATTAAATCTCCAGTCTCAGCATTATTTGGTAAGGTTAAAGTTAGATTAGAAGATGGTTTTACTAGATAATTTATGTTGGAAATAAGAGGTGTTGTTACTATGCCACTATTATTAGTAATGTAAATTGTTTTTCTACCGCCATTTTTATTATAGAAATTGGTTTTACCAAATGCATCAATAGAAGCATCTTGTTTAATTTTATATGGTTTTGCGCCACTAATACCTAAGTTTGTTACTTCAAGACTTACTACAGAGGCAGAAGGAGTTGCAGAAGATGCACCTTTTACTTGTAAATGTCTTCCTACAACAGTATCACCTGTTTGTGCATCAACAGTAAATGTATCCGTGCCGCCTAGGGTATTCTCAACAGTAAAATCATCACCAACATGTAGAGTACCAGCAATTTTAGTATTACCAGAAGCACCGAGAACTTCAAAAGCAATATTAGAAGCAGCATCTGTTCGTCCTTTATCAAAATTACCAGAAGTATAGAAAGAGTCTTTAAATATTTTTAAATTAGCGCCATCATACAATTTAGTATTACCACTTGCCGATTCAACATAGAATTTAGGAATACTTCCATTGGTAATAACAAAATATTGTTTTCCTGGAGTGGTTATATCAGTGTTTCCACTTAATTCAATAGAGTTATATACTTTAAGATTTCCACCACCAGTAGTCGTTGGACTGCTTCCAGTAGCAGTGCTAGAATTAACACCATCATCATAACCAATAGTAACATCGCCAAGAGCAAAAGTATCGCCAGTAGTAGATATTACAGAGAATGTGGTTTTTGGTGTTAATGGGACTGAAGCAGTGCCAAAATTACCGTTTGTAATAACTAGTGACTGTGCATCTGCGGTATTGATAGCAGTAATTTTAACATATTCTTCTGATAAAGTGCCTTTATTTAATCTAAGTAAATCATTATTAGCAAAGGTGCCAGTAAAATCAGACAAATTAACGCTTGTTGAAGTTGCTGTTACAGGATTCGGGAAAATAAAGGCAGCATTTTCTTGTTTTACTAATTTAACAATTTGTGTGTTATCGGCATGTGTTACAGGTTGAGTGCCTTCTTGCCCTCTTGCCACATTAACAAGATATGGTTTAGTTGGAGAAGGAATACTTGTTGTTTTTACAATTTCCGTGCCAATTAATAAGAAATCTGCAATATTAATTCCTTGTGGATTATTAACTTCTAATACTGTTGCAGTAGCAGATGTAAGTGCAGCACCTTGATTATCAAGACTGGTAAATGCCAGAATTAACACTGCATTTCCTGCATCAGTAGCAGTTCCAACTAAACCAATTGTATGAGTAGTAGAAAGATCACCTAATGTCGATAAAGTAAATCCTTGCTCATCTTTATCTTTAATAAAATATGTAGTCGTTGTATTTACGTTGCTTAAATTACCAACACTCTGGAATTTAACAGCATTACCTTCCGTGAAATAATGCTTATATCCAGTGAAGAAAGTAATATTGATTGCCGAAGCTAATAATTTATTACTAACTACAGTAGCTAACGAGACGCCAGGAGCTATTTGAGAATTATATTGGTAATAGTCAACATTTAGATTTGCTAGACTTCCAGATACTTGATTTAAACCAATACCATTTAAAACAACTCCAGTAGCATTTGTTGTTGTTAAATTTGCAGCTGTATTTGAATATGTAAAGGTTTTATTTCCAGTAACAGTTATAACTACATCAGTAACTGTTTCAAAAGATTCTACACTACATTTAACAGAAACAGAATTGCCAGTAGTTAAATTATGATCATCAATCGTTGTGATTGTAGCAATATTACTACTTCTAGAGACCGTTGAAATTTCAATAGTTCCTAAGACGTTTCTACTTACACCAACTGAAGAATTTCTATTTCCTCCATGCTGCACAACATCAGCTTCAAGAGTTGTTTTTCCAAAAACACGCAATCCATTTTTAATAACAGATTCTCCAGCAACACCACCTAATTCAACACTACCAGCACTAGCACCAATTTTTACAGTTGTTGCAACATTAGGGAATAAATTAACTGTCGTAGCTTGAGTAGTTACTGTCAGAGTATTTGTATTACTATCACCACGTAATTCCATATTACCATCAAATATGGATTGATAGTTTCTAACGCGGAAAATACTATCAGATGGTCTAGCATATGCTCCACCAATTGTAACAAATGACTTATAAGTGTTATTTGTATTTCCTACCGTAGCAATATTGACTGTCGAATCAGTAGAAGAAGTATGAAGATTTAACGTTGTTTGTCCAGTAGCGCCAGTGCCAATATTTAATGTTTGCCCAGAAGCAACATTTCCAATATTAAGTGTTTGTGCAGTTGTTGCGAGATTACCAACATTTATAGTCGTAGAATAACCACCTAAAGATAATGTAGTTGTTGTTGGTTGGTTTGCTACCGTAAATGCTGCAGAAGTAGATCTAATGTCACCACCATTTACATCAATATCTGTTTGGAAAGTAAAGTCACCAGTGATTCTTGCATCGCCAGAAACAACAAAGTTTTTATCTAATGCGCCATCACCCACATTAATACCAACTCTGCCTTCTGCTGGGTTTGCAGTTGGTCCTGGTGTAGGTAGTGGTAGCGTAGAAATTCTAAATGTAGCAGTAGTATCAGGATTATTACTATCTCCACCGACAATAAATGCTTTATTCGTATTCGAGAAAGTTGCTAGATCATTAAAACTAGTTTGTAATCTTCCACTAATAAATGCATTACCAACCACATCTAGATTTGCCCTTGGATCGGTTGTAGTTGTTACATATCCAACATTCCAATCGGCAGAATTAGTTCTAGATACAGTGTTGATACCTAGTCTGTAATCTCCATATGCACTAGTTTTAGTTCTTAATGCTTCTGCCCCAACAACTCCAACTTCTTTCCACTGAGAATTAGATCTCGCTATTTCAATCGTTGGTTGGACAATTGGCGCCACAGAAGAAATGAAAGGAGGACTACCAGTTAAATTAGCCTCTGATGCTCTAGTAGTTAATATATAAACATACCCATTTGATTCAGAATATTCATATCCTTCAGTAATATTATCATAAACAGTATGCACTCCATTCAACACTGATAATCTATCAATTGCACCAGTAATACGAATTTGCGAACTTCTGGTTATATTTAAAGAAGATCCTGGGTTTGTGCTACTAAAATTGACTTTTCCTGTTTGGAAAATAAGTTTGACTATATTTAAATTTGGATAAAATTGAACTCCTGTTATATCAATGCTAGCTTCCTGACCTGGAGGTGCAGTTAATCTATAAGCAGTAAATGTATTAGCATAAACCCAACCAAGAGATCCAGAGAATCCAACCTCAGATCCTTTAAAAATTACATCACCAGAAAGAGGCACACTAGATCCAAACTGTATTGTTTGAGTAGGACTGATTCTAGCTCTTGTTCCTGAAGTATCTTGGTTTGGTGTATTATTTGTAATTGCTGTGCGGAATGAATAACGCTGAGTACCGCGTGTATTCATATCAAAAATAGCAGCTCTTACTCTATTTTTATCAATTATAATATCACCTGCTTTTGTGGTATCAAGCAATTGATCATCATCACCAGGAAGAAGTGCTTGTCTATTACCAGGACGGGAGACAATCCTCAACGATGGAGGAGTCATTACCGCATTAAACTCTGGATCTACATTGATTTCTACAGGAGAATTAAAGAAATTCCTTAGATTAGGTGGAGCGTTGAGAGTAATAATATTTTCAAATGTTACAGGATCTTCAAATACCGTAACCAAACTGCCTAAATTACCACCATCTGATTCATCTTCTTCTAGAATTATTGGATCAATAAAAGATTCCTCACCTGTAATGGCATTAATTTTCTTATTGCCAATATACAATTCACCATTAGAGTTAATACCAGTATAGAATACAATACCACCATCTTGCTTCTTAGATTGCGCGTAAAAATCTTGATCTGCGGTTAAAATAACTGTTTGCCTTACAGGGAATCCAGTAGAGTAGTTACCAGGACCGAAACCAAGGTATTCAAACGTATGGTTACCAGCACGAGCAATCGATGGTCTACGAAGCTCAACATAGAGTCTTTGCTCTAGCGGATATACAGAATCACCAGCAATTGGGATTAATCTTTCTTCTGCTCCAGATGCAGCTGCTCCAGATTTAGCTTCAATTTTATTAGAAGAATTAGCAAAAGTATAGTTACCAGATCCTGGATCTTTTACAAAGTCTAATATTGCTTCTTTAGTTAGTGAATTTTTTGCATCATTAATAACAACAGCCCCATGGACATAGTTATCAGCAGCGCATACAGATGCTGGAGGATCTAAAATAGTTGCATCTTGAAGTCCCCCCAAATCATTAGATCCATCATACTGGAATAGTAATGGATCATTTTTAAATGCCAACGGATATAATCTAGATACTGGTTGACTAAACTTAAACTTTCTAAAGTTTTGACCAATACCAGATCCAGTTGGATAAGGAGAAATATCACCACGAATTGCAGTTAGATAGTAGACTCCTTCTTGTTGCCTTGGGATTCTTCTTTGAATTTCATCAATTTTGTAAATATAATAAGAGTTTTCTAATTCTTTAACATCTTCGACACTAACAACTCTATATTGTCTTGCAGCATCATCAGTAATAACATCACCTGGAGTTACGGTATAAACATTTGCTGCTTCTACAGCATATAAGTATTCTTTTTTATCTTCTTTACCATCATTTGGTCTAGAAATTAATTCTGCTGTTACATCTGCTTGACCTGCAATTTCCTGTCTAATAAACGTTTGTGTTTTTTCATCAAAATCTATTTCCCCTTCAACATCTTTAAGAATAAGATAATTGAATATTTGTGTGCCACCTTCAACTGGCACTGTGCCAAACCAGGAATGCACGGTAGCAGATCCAGCGTAAGCACCATACCATGTAACTTTTTGATTTACAATGAATTCTCCATTTCCGCCTTGAGGTTGAGCAACTTTAATTGTTGCAAATCTTTTTGCTTTTAATGATTCTACATCCAATCCATGATCAAAAACTACCAATTCCATGTAATCGCCAACTTTTTTGGCAGATTGAATGGTAAAAGAAATATTTGAAGCAGTATTAGTGCCAGAAATTCTTTTCTTGTTTGTGGGATTATATGGGTCGTAATCTATCGCTGCCTGCGTAGAAGATGCGGGCAATCCTAATCTTTTAGGATTTTGTACACCAGACTCAAAGAAAGTTGCGTCTTTTGGATCATTTTGGGCAACTGGTTTTAAAAGAATTCTTTGTGATATAAGTTTTCTAGTTTCATCTGTGCGAATTTTCATCACAAATCCATTAATAGGATCTCTTACATCATCACGATATTCTGGAATTACATAACGGAATCGATAAACTTTATCCGATTTATCTCTAGCATCGTCTGCTCTATATAAGAAAGAATCAGGAGTTTTCTCTGGTTTATTAGCATAAGAAGATCCAAGGTTAGGATCATTAAGAGTTAATCTACTAAGGATTTCATTAGTAGAAATAAGAGTTCTTAAGAACCAACCAGATTGCACTGGGTCATATCCAAATGGACTTCTCTTTCTATTAGCAAATACTTGGAAAGAAAAAGTAAATGGATAATTAAACTGGACAGCATTTTGACGAGTAATCGCATCCTGCTCATTCAAATAAATTGAAAACTGATTATTTGTAGTATAAGTTGCTGGGCGACCAACAAAATAATAACGATTAATTTCCAACCTGCTGCCACTCGTTTTAGCTGGTAGCGTGTTTAGTGCAGCACCAGTTGCTTTGCCATTGACAAGATTTTCTTCTAATGGATAAAAATAAACTTTCTGCACTTGAGCGCCAGTGATGCCCGTGTCAAAGATATGGTTGGTAGTTGTTTGGAATACTCTAGATGAAGCAAGAGAACAAGTATAGCGATGCAAATCGTAATTTACATCTGTCAGATATTGATGAACTTCTACTTGAATGTCAGGACTCATTCCCTCGGTTTCAGAAGAATAAATGTAATTACCAGCAGCGGCATTTTCTGTGCTGGTTGCTAACATGAATACCTGATTATCATTAAATTGAGATGTGACACCACCTTGAGAATAATCGTAAGGAGCGGTAATTTTACCAGGAGCAATTATATAATATTTTTTATTGCTGTCAAATCCTCTAGGAAGTCTTATTAATCCTTTATTAACATTAACTGGTTTCCCAGTAATAGAATCTCTTCTAGCAACAGCAACTAATCTAACGGGAGTGCCAGTTTCTAAGTTGTGTGGATTAGCACCAGCAACACGGAATAATGTTGCTCTTTGTGCAAATGAGGATGTATTTACTAATTGAGAAACCAGTGGTTCTGCATCAACGCCATTACGAATAATGCTGTCAATCACACGCATTTTTTCAATAATAGCATCTTTAGTGCTGGCACATTTGTTGTCTGGTGTTGCAGTATCATTACTAATAGTATTATCTCTCTGAGGTCTTTGTCTCTCAACATATTCGCTACTACCAAAAGTTTTTGGTGGTAGTGGTGCGGTATTGTTTAAAGATGTAATAAGAATATCAAATTCTGTTGTAATAGTATAAGCAACATCAGCACAGACAGGAACACCAGCTGTTGTTGTATCAATCGTAGGATCAATTTGATAATTTAATGTATTACCAGGAGTTTTTACATATAGTGGGTCTGTAGTTGTGCCATCACCTGTTCTCCAGTTACGCATTGCAAGAATAGCAAGATCTCTTGCTTTTTTAAATGCGTATACGCTAATGTCTAATTCCCCAGTAAGTGATTGAACTCCAGAATTATATTTAAGTGTTGGATATAGATAATTACCATTTTGTAGTTTTGTAATTAGAATTCCAAATAGTGCATTGATTTCGTTTCTTACATCAAGATAAGCATTGGGATTATCATTTGGAATATTTGGTCCTGGAACACCTAATTCTGCTGGTCCCTCAGGAATTTCAAGATCTCTTACATTTAATTGATTAGTTACTGCTTTGAAGCATAAATTTCTTGCTTCTTCAAATGCAGTAACTGACTGAGTAATCTCGCCTGCTAATCCATTATTAATTAAAGTATTACCAGTGCTATCAAAATATGATTTAGTTGCAGTAATAATATTGTAGTTTGCACCTATTGCTAAGTCCTCTGCAATAGCATCAACAACAATTCCAATATCTCTCTTACATTTTTCTTGGAATATAGGAGCACTACCATAATTGATAATTGGTAGTGCTGGATTTTGTTGAGTTGCCGTTACAAGATCGCCCTGTCGAATTCTTGCAAAAATAAGACTTCCGAGAGTATCTAAAGTTTGTTTTACGTTAGCACAAGATTGAGTATCAGTATTATTAGTAGTATTGCCTGAAGTGCCAAATACGCTAACACCAGATTCAACAGCACCTGGATTAGGATCACCTGTAATTGTCAGATCTTTTGTAAATAATTGGTTTGTGATTGCTTTCTTCATCTCGGCAATCGCAGCAGTAAATCCAGTAATGGATTGATCTTCTTCATTTTGAAGTCCTGCATTAATCCATGCTTGCTCAACTGTAGATACTGTTACAATTACGTCATCTGCAATATTTGTGCCGCCAATAGATCCGCCAGGAATAGTTAAGGTATTTCCAACAGCATACCTATAACCCCCATTTGAAATAGTGACTGTTGAAATAGCACCACTAGCTCCTCTAGCTACAGTAAATGTAGCATTAGATCCAGAGGATGTAGTTGTAGTTGCAACACCACTATAGGTTTTATTTGCTTTTGTTGATAGAGTTGTGCCTGCAGTTTTAGTAAATGTTAAAATTTTACCGTTTACTTTATTTGCAATAAAATATTGACGAATAAAATCAATAGAGTAAGAATTTCCTAATGTAGTTAAATCAGTAGAGACTGCATCTATAAACATGCCAATATCTCTTTTGCATTTTGCTTCACCAGCTGGAACAGTAGTTGATACCGTTTCAGTAGGAAGAGAATTTGTATTGCCAGCATTGATTACGCTAGTAACAATTAGAGATAAATTGGTAATAGCTAGTTGAACATTAGCACAGGAGTTAGGATTTGTATTTGATACAGATCCAGATCCAGGTGTTGGATCTGCAGTAATTGTAAGATCTTTGATTGTCAGTTGGTTAGCAACCGCTTTTTTCATCTCATCTCTTGCCTTATTAAAAGCAGCAATCGATTCCTGCACTTCTCCTACCAGACCATTTGAAATAGGAGCGCCGTTATTAAAATATTGTAAGATAAATTGACGAGTATATACGTTGCCGCCGCCTTGAGCGATGTCTAGAGATACAGAATCGACGAAGATACCAATATCTCTCTTACACTTAGCTGTATTTGTTGGGTTGATGACAAAAGTTGGAAACGCAGGAGCAATTGCAGCAAAAGCAGTATCAATAATTTCTGTTTTGTTTTGTTGAATTAGTCGATAACCATCCTTAAATCTAGATACAGCAGTTGTTTGAGCATCTCCAGGATAGTAGAAATCTGGATGACTGATCGCAATCTGTGCTGCTGCTTTATCAACAATATGTTGCTTATTTTGCTGGATTAAACGGTAAGAATCTTTATATCTTGAATACACATTAGTTTGTGCATCGCCACCATTTGTAAATCCAGGT